AAGAATTAAGTATTAGTGTTAAAACAAAAGGTGACTTTGATACCTCACCATACATGACATGTGATAACGAATACTTTCAGATAATATTAAAATCTAGAGAAAAGGATATAGAAGTCTGGGACGAATATTGCACGGGAGATTATAGTAAGGACATAAATCCTGACATATTAAAACACGTAGCAGCCAATTATTTTGAGTATAAAAAAGCTAATAATTTAGTGGATTATAGTGACATGATCCACCAGTTCGTAAACAAATCACACCTATGTCCTGACTTTGATGTTGTATTTATTGATGAAGCTCAAGACCTATCTCCAATACAGTGGATGATGTATGACATATTAAAAGCTAACACTAAAGATATATATCTTGCTGGAGACGATGACCAGGCAATATATGCATGGGCCGGAGCAGACGTAGATAGATTTATAAAAGAACCTGCCGTAGAGGTAGTATTAAAAAAATCTAGAAGAGTGCCGAGAAAAGTTCAAGATATATCTAATATAATAGTAAATAGAATAGAGGGTTTAAGAGCAGATAAAACATATTATCCAAGAGAAGAAGACGGATCTTGTATAAAAATTAATAACTTAGATAATGTAGATCTTAAAAAAGATAACTGGTTAATACTAACTAGGACTAGATCTAAATCTGTGCAGATAGCAAAAGAATTAAAACAACGAGGTATATTTTTTGAAAGTAAATTTTTTAAAAGTTTAAATACTAAACTACACAAAGCAGCTGTTTATTATTCTAGATGGAGTGAGGGACAAGAATTAAATCAAAAAGAAATTGATGATGTTGAAGATTACATGTCTGATAATAATTGGAATGAGTTAGCCCCTTGGTTTGAAGTTTTTGATAAAGCTAATCTTGAAGATAAAAATTATATTAGATTACTACTATCAAACAAAGAAAAATTATCAGAATCACCTAGAGTTAAAGTGTCTACAATACACGCAGCAAAGGGTGGTGAATCTGACAATGTTCTACTTGTGCTAGATAATGCTAGAAAAATAAGAGAATCTGTGTTAAAAAATGTTAAAAAAAGAGATGAAGAACACAGAGTCTGGTATGTTGGAGTTACACGTAGCAGAAAAAATTTATACTTGATGAGAGCAAAAATAGAAAGGTATGGTTATAATTTATGACACATAAAGGAATATTTAAATCTAGCAATTACGATTCATTAGAAAAACAAGTTGGTGGCAATCATTATTCTAAGATGAAGATTCAACCTGCAGAATTTATAAATGAAAACAAACTTTTGTTCGCAGAGGGCAACGCTATAAAATATATTTGTAGGCATCGGTCTAAGGGAAAAGAAAAAGATATTCAAAAAGCTATTCACTATCTTGAAATGATATTAGAAAGAGATTATTCGTGAAGGTACCAATATTTGAAGCACAGACAGAGTGGATTGAACCAGAAGAATATCCAGATCTAAGATCTTATGATGAGATCGCAATTGACTTGGAGACAAGAGATCCAGAATTAAAAACAAGAGGATCAGGTTCTGTTATTGGTTTAGGTGAAGTGGTAGGTATTGCTGTTGCTGTACCAGGAAGAAAATTTTATTTTCCTATTGCTCACGGATCAGGGCCAAACATGGATAGAAAGAAAACTTTAGAATGGTTTAAAGATATCTGTGCATCCGATGCAACAAAGATATTTCATAACGCAATGTATGACGTATGTTGGATACGAAAATTAGGTATAAAAATCAATGGTTTAATAGTTGATACCATGATAGCTGCTAGTCTTATAGATGAGAATAGATTTAAATATGATTTAAATAGTTTGTCTTGGGATTATCTTGGCTTTGGTAAATCTGAAGTAGCTTTAGTTGAAGCTGCAAAGTCGAGAGGACTAGACCCTAAAGCAGATTTATGGCAGTTACCAGCTATGGAAGTTGGAACATACGCAGAGAAAGATGCAGAACTAACATTAGAATTGTGGCAAATATTTAAAAAAGAAATTATTTATCAAGATGTAGAATCTATTTTTAATCTCGAGACAGATCTGTTTCCTTGTTTAGTTGACATGAGATTTCTTGGCGTGAGAGTAGACGTTCAAAAAGCTCATAAATTAAAGCAAGACCTAGAGTACCAAGAAAAACTGTTACTGTCACAAATAAAAAAAGAAAGTAACATAGAAGTTCAAATATGGGCAGCAAGATCGATTGCCAAAGTTTTCGACAAATTAAAATTACCTTATGATAGAACTGCAAAAACACAAGCACCTTCCTTTACAAAAAATTTTTTACAGGAACACCCACATCCTGTAGTAAAACAAATAGCACAAGCTAGAGAAATAAACAAAGCCCACACCACCTTTATTGATACTATAATTAAATATGAACACAATGAAAGAATTCATGCTGAAATAAATCAAATAAGATCTGATGCAGGTGGCACAGTTACTGGTAGATTCAGTTACAATAACCCAAACTTACAGCAACTTCCTGCAAGAAACAAGGATCTTGGGCCTATGATTAGATCTTTGTTTTTACCAGAAGAAGGGTGTCATTGGGGTTGTTTTGATTATTCACAACAAGAACCTAGACTCGTAGTGCATTACGCAGCTCTACATAAATTTCCAACTGTATATGATGTAGTTGATGCATACGAAAATGATTCATCTACAGACTTTCATAAAACTGTAGCAGAGATGGCAAAGATACCTAGGTCTCAAGCCAAAGTAATTAATCTTGGTTTATTTTACGGAATGGGTAAAGCAAAGTTACAAGCAGAATTAGGAGTATCAAAAGACAAAGCAGCAGAATTGTTTGACCAATACCATGCGAAAGTTCCCTTTGTTAAACAATTGATGAACTCGGCCTCTAATCGTGCACAGGAACGTGGACAAATACGTACACTTCTTGGTCGGTTATGCCGATTTCATTTATGGGAACCAAACCAGTTTGGTATGCATAAAGCCATGTTACATGAAGATGCACTCAGGGAACACGGACCGGGGATCAGAAGAGCCTATACATACAAAGCACTTAATAAATTAATTCAAGGCAGCGCAGCTGATATGACTAAGAAAGCTATGCTAGAGCTATACAAAGAAGGAATCTTAGCACACATACAAATTCATGATGAGTTAGATCTCTCTGTTGAGTCTGACACACAGGCAAAAAAGATAATTGAAATTATGGAAAATGCCGTTAGTCTAGAAGTCCCAAATAAAGTTGATTATGAGACAGGTAAGACTTGGGGAGATATCTATGATAAGGATTAACTATGGCTTATTTAAATGCAAACATTCCAGTAACCTACGCACAAATAAGAAAAGAGTATCTATATGATTTACAAAAACATCATGGCGAAGTTGAAGATTGTATTATCTTTGGTATGTCAGCAATTACAGGTAAAGCAATTCTTTGGCACGCGATTATGGAAAATGGTGCGATCTTTTACAGACTACCTATCACAGCTTTTATTCAACGTGGATTTAAAGTTAAGGATGTTCCTAAACGTAGACTTGATGAGCTTCAGCTCTGGAATTGTTTTAGTTATTATCCTGCTATTACTAATTGGGATATCTTAGACGGACAAGCTGGTAAGTATATAGGTAAAGATAAAAAATGGCACCCAGGCAAGTATTTATTCACGGTTGACTTTGCCCACCCTGAAAGTAATATAGTAGATACGGATCATTCAGAGATACCGCATGAGCATAAATGCGCTCACATCATAGCCCTAGATGATGGGAACTATGCAGCACAACCAAACAATAGATGTATATGGGATATACCTTCTTTTACTGTAAAAGATAATATTCCAGATTGGAAGGTGCAGACAAATGAATGGAACGTTGAAGATAGTAGAGCATGGCGGACAGAAGATACCGACAAGTTCTTTTATGAAATTGAGGAGAAGAAAAAATAGTATGAGGTATAATTATGGATTACAGATTTACAGCAATCCTAATAATATTGTTGGTGCTCTTGGCTATTTTTGGAGGCCCTAATGTCCAATAAAAAACCACTAAATATATCTGAAGAAGCAGCAGTGCAAATGCCAATGAAGACGGTTGCTAGTCTGATCGTAATCGTAGCACTCGGCACCATGGGCTATTTCCAAATTGTAGAGAGATTAAACATAGCTGACACTAGACTTCAGTTAATGGAACAAGATTTAATAGAAAACACAGAGTTTAGAATCAAATGGCCACGTGGTCAACTTGGTTCACTTCCCGCCGATTCTGAACAATTCATGATGATCGAGGATCTTTATAAGTCAACCGACAAGTTAAACAAACATATTGAAGATATGGCCTTAAACAAAGTTAATATTGAGTTTTTACGTAAACAGATGGATAAGGTCTTAGAAGACATAGAAAAATTAAAAGATGCAAACAGAGAGTTTAAATACAATGGCAACGGGAAGAATCACTAAAAAAGTTTTAGATTACATAGCTGACATGAATAAACAAGCTAAACAGATGAGTTATGTCAAAAATTTAAAAAAAGAAGTTGAAACTGGCAAACATGGTACACAAAAATATGTTATCAAGAATGGTGAAAACAAAGGCAAGGTAGTATGATCGAAGCTGTCGTAGGATTACTTATGTTTATTAACGGAGAAATTAAAGAGGCTCGTTTGCAAGACTCAATGGCAATGTGCCTTCGCGGGAAACGTGAAGCAGAAAGAACCTTTTCTGAATCTGTTACTTACAAATGTTGGAAAGGTAAAGCAGAGTTAGAGGATAATATAGATGGCTCGAAATCAATCAAAAAACTCATTATTGAATAATTTAAAAAAAATTAATAGGTTTGCACAAATGCTCAGAGATGATAGATTTAGGCAACACAGATTAAACAGTAAAAAAATATATAATAGGAAAAAATATAAAAATGAAACTATCACGTAACTTTAGTCTCTCAGAACTTATTAAATCAGACACAGCTATTAGACTGGGTATTGATAATAATCCTAATGCAGACCAGATAGAAAAATTAAAATTACTTTGTGAAAATATTTTACAACCGGTACGTGACCACTTCGGCAGAGTAACGGTGACCAGCTGCTTTCGTAGCCCGGAGCTGTGCGTAAAAATTGGCAGCAGTTTAAATTCGCAACATACCCG